AAGGGCGAATCCAAGCCAGCGGCGGAATTGCCATACGAACCAATCGCGGCAGACGGCCGATTGCAGGTCGAAGCCGATTGCGAAGCCGAGCTGAACGAAGCCCAACTCCGGTTCAAGGGCATCTTCACGAAGCAACGCGAATCCTTCGTGAATGCCACCGATTCAGGCTACTTCGTATGCGTCTGTTTCCAGAATCGGGCGCAATTGGTAGAATGGCTCTCCAAGTCAAACCTCAACCAAGAGCTCGACGGGCAATACCTCGACGGCCGCAAACTCGCGGAACGCATGAACATCAAAATCACTGCCCCAGGCATGCGGCTTCCTCGCCGCAAGCAAGACCCGAAGCTGATTGCACTCTGCGGAGATTGACCGAATGATTCGGAGACTGCCTTTCCTTCGCGGTGGCACCGGCGGAATCCGCAGTCTCTTCGGACGCAATCCCACCGGCCGCTCGACTCCAGGCATCCGAGGTCAAGGGCCCCTCCGCTCTCGAGGTCGCGGCCTGCCTGGCGTCGGCCAATTGCGGGATTACTAAGCCGTGGGTCGCCCAAAGGGCTCCAAGAATAAGACGCCGGAACAGAAGGCCGCAGAAGCCGCTTTGCCGCCTGCTAAGACCGGAAGACCGGCTGTGTTGGAGTATGACCCATCAGTCAGCGAAACCATCCTGAGCCTACTCCGTGAAGGCAACTTCTTCGAGACCGCTTGCCGCGTCGCTGGCGTTCATCCCGAGCGCGTCAGGAAATGGGTTTATCAAGGCGCCAGAGATGTCAAGAAGGGTGATACATCAACCGCTTACGCCGTGTTTAGCTTGGCCTGCGCACACGCGAAGGCAACCAGCGAAGCTCACGACGTCCGACGCCTTTCTCAGCATGGCGACCTAGACTGGCGAGCACTCGCCTGGCGACGCGAGCGGCTTGACCCGGCGAAGTTCGGCCCACCAAAAGCGGAAGTCGACGTGAGCGGCCAAATCCGAATCGAGCTCCGCTACTCCGGCGGCATCAAGCCAGAGGACGTGTGACCGCGACGCTCGACAGGCCGACGCGACGCAAGAGCGGCAAAGTGCAGCGTCACTACTTCTCGGTGCCGGAAGGCGGGCCGTGTGCTGCGGTCTGGAAGTGCAAGGAGCCGGAGGTCTTATTCGCGGCTCCGGCAGGCACCGGCAAGACGCGGCTTGTGCTCGAGAAGCTGCACGCGATGGCGTGCAAGTATCCGAACATGCGCGGCTTGATGCTGCGGAAGACGCAGACCTCTCTGACGGCCTCGGCGCTCGTGACCTACAAGGACGAGGTGTTGGTTCCGCCCTGTGGCGTCAAGTTCTTCGGCGGTAACAAGCAAAGCCCCGCCGCGTTCCAGTATCCGAATGGCTCGGAGCTCGTAGTCGGAGGCATGGACAAAGCGGATAAGGTGCTGTCCACGCAATACGACGTCATCTACGTCAACGAGGCCAACGAGCTCACCGAAGCGGAGTGGGAGAACCTGTCCATCCGCTGTCGGCGCGGGCACATTCCCTATCAGCAGCTCATCGCGGATTGTAACCCGCAATGGCCGAATCATTGGCTGAAGGTGCGGTCTGACGCCGGCCGAATGCGACGTTTCGACGGTGTGTATCAGGACAATCTCCGCTACTGGAATCCGGAGAAAGGCGATTGGACCGCAGATGGCGCCGCTTACATGGCGCGACTTCAGAACTTGACTGGCGTCAGACGCAAGCGGCTACTCGAAGGCGTGTGGGCAGCCGCGGAAGGCTTGGTCTACGACGCCTGGGATCCGGCGGTGCATCTGATTGACCGATTCCCAATCCCGGACCATTGGCCCAGGTATCGCGTCATTGACTTCGGCTTCGTGAATCCGTTCGTGTGTCTGTGGCTGGCGGAGGATAACGACGGGCGGCTGTTCGTCTACCGGGAGCTGTATCACACACAGCGCACGGTCGCCGTTCATGCCGTCAGCATCAACGAGTGGAGCCGGAACGAGGGCTACGTTGCTACCGTTGCCGACCATGACGCAGAGGACAGGGCGACGTTGGCGGCCGCTGGCATCAACACATTACCCGCCTACAAGGCAGTCTCCCGTGGCATCCAAGCGGTTCAAGAGCGGCTGAAGCTCACGAACGGGAAGCCGCGGCTGTTCGTGATGCGAGACAGCCTCATCGAGATAGACCAATCGCTGGTAGACTCCAAGAAGCCGTTTTGCACGGCTCAGGAGTTCGATTCCTACGTGTGGCATAAGAACAAGGACGGCATCCCAGACCGCGAGGAGCCGTTGAAAGAGGATGACCACGGCATGGACTGCTTGAGATACATCAGCGCGTTCGGTCTGCACCTCGACAGCGGCTTACCCCAACGGCGTAAGGTCGCCAGGAGCTACAGAGGATGAGTGAAAAAGGGTTTGTCGAGTTGTCAGGCATCATTTTTGATTTTGATGAATTCGAAACACTGAAAAGCGGGCCGATGGTTACTTGCCACTTGCGAGTGGGGAACGAGAGTCGACATCTGACTGTATGGCCACCGGAATACCGAGAGATTGGCCGTGGTTTCAGTGACGGAGATCGCGTTGAAGTCGTCGGGAGAGCGGAGTCTTTCGGCACAATGAACACCGTGACCGTTCTCGGAATGCGGCTTGTCCCATGAGCCCCCGTCCCACTGATTGGAACCCGAACGGCGGAGACGACTTACCCTCTCCAAGACTAGCCGCGCCGGTATGGTGGCCTAGTTCAGTGCGCTGGGAGTATGATGTGTGGCCGCACGATGATACACGGCTTGACCTTCCGCTCGTGGATTACGAGGTCATCCAGTCCAAGCGAGGTCTGATATGAGCTACGCTCCCGCACCGAATCAGGCGCCGCTCGAACAGACGATGCCAATCGGCCTTGTCGGCGACCCCGACCAATACGCCGACCTCAAGAAAGCCATCAGCCACATCGCCGCCAAGCGGGAGAGGCAATCCGAGCTGATTGCCTACTACGACGGCACGCAGAATGCTATCTACCTGTCGTCGCGGATTCGCTCACTCTTCGACAAGGTCGGCGTCAGGTTCCACGAGAACTGGTGCTCGGTAGTCATCGACAGTCTAGCCGACCGAATCCAGCTCGAGGAGTTCACGATTGCCGACAACGAAGCGGCGCAGGAGGAAGTTTCCCGACTTTGGCGTCTGCTTCGGCTTGGCGTTGACGCTGATGACCTGCATCAGATGGCTCTGATTGCCGGCGAAGCGTTCCTAATCATCGGGCCTGAGCCGCTGGCGACGGACGACGGCGAGCCGCTTGACGCGGCTTCGGAGTCAGCGGGAATCGTCGCCTGCTACCACGACCCAAGGCTTTGCTACGTCTGCTACGACTCCGAGAACCCGAAGCGGAAGAAGTTCGCGGCGAAGTGCTGGATTGACGTAGACGCCGCGCTATGGCGGTTGACGCTGTATTACCCTGACCGATTCGTCTACTACCAAGCCACGTTCAAGCAGAACGACTTGACGCTGCCTGGCGTCGATGCTTGGCGTTTGGTGCTGCCGACTGCCGAGTATCCGGACGCCAATCCGTGGGGCATGATTCCCGTGTTCCACTTCCGGAATAAGCGGGACCGCTCGGACCTCGATAACGTGATTCCGTTGCAGGACGGTATCAACAAGCTCGTCATCGACATGCTGGTAGCGGCCGGATTCCAGGCGATTCCGCAGAGGTATGTCATCAGCAACGCCGAGACGCGGAATCTGAAGAATGCGCCCGACGAGATTTGGGATATCCCAGCGAGCGACGGGCAAGGCCAGCCGACCTCGGTCGGTCAATTCAGCGCGGCGGACCTGCAAAACTTCTTTGGCGCAATCGACAATCTAGTCAACGCCATCTCCAGCATCAGCCGCACGCCGAAGCACTATTTCACAGCCGCCGCTGGCGAGCTGAGCGGTGAGGCGCTGATTGCGATGGAAGCTCCGCTCAACAAGAAGGCTCAGGACCGCATCGAGCGATTCAGTCCCGAATGGCGGCCGGCGATTGCGTTTCTCGCTCGATTGGCGGGACACGACGTGCCGGTCGAAGACATCGAGCCGGTATTCACGCCGGTCGAGACGGTGCAGCCGTATACCGAGGCTCAGGTCCGGCAGTTGGATACATCGACTGGCATTCCACTCAAGACGGTTCTCCGACGTAGCGGGTGGAGCGATTCGGAGCTGGAGCAGTTGGATAAAGACAAGTCTGAAGCCGACGAAGCGGCGCAAGCGACGTTCGAGGCTCAGGCTAAGGCAACGGCCCAATTCACGGGAGGCACGGACAATGGCGAAGATGAAACGCGACAGCAAGCCGGCGAAAGAGCTTGACGATACTGGCGACCCGATTGAGTTCACGCCAGCGAAGGAACTGGAAGACTCGGTAGCCGCGGAGCCGGAAGAGCCAGCGGAGCCGAATCAGCTGATTGAAGCGAC